AATCGCCAACGGCGGGCTCTGGCTTCTTGCTCACCGTCTGCTCGTGCAGGCCAGCAACGGCGGCGAGGTATTCGTTTTCGGCGGGGCTTGATTCATTCGTGATCATCGTTGGGCTCTCCTTCGTTTGGGTTGGCGAACTATACGCCTGTTCACTAGCATGTCAAATCGGAATTATCAGCGTGGCGCTCGGGGAAAACATGCAGTTGGGGAGTCAAACTTTCGTACAGTGTTTGGTGGCTGTATCGTCAGTTGGGCTGTTGTTTATCGTCAGTTGGGCTAACGGGCAAGCAGGCCGGTGACGCTGGCCAGCAGTTCCAGCAGATCGTGCAGTGCTCGAGCAGCGGGCGAGTCTGTGCCGAGCTCCTGGCCCAGTCGGACGAGGACGAGCGATTGCAGGGCGGCGTTCCAGCGGCGTTGCATTTCGTGGCCCTCCTTGGCCAGAGAATCCTGTGTGCGATTGCCACCCGTTTTGCAGCTTGCGGCAGGCCGGGTGGCCCCACCTAAATCGGCTCAGGCGTCAGCGCACGCCTGACAGTGGAACTCAAACGACGTAAGCAGGTGCTCAAGGTTCGCAAACCACACCCGCTTTGTGACTGCCCATTGAATCAGCCAATGCTCGGCCATTGAGTCATCGCCAGCGGCGTAGGCCGCTGCGTACTTGCTGGCGAAGTCCTTAATGGCGTAGGTGCTGGTGATCGTCATGACTTCGTATCCGCTTCATTAGGCCGGTGAGTCTCAGTTGCTCACCACGCGACTACTGTAGTGTATCGCTAGTTGGGCGTCAACGGGTTGAGAAAAGATTTTTTTGGGGCGTTTTCTGCGGGGAAAACGCTACTTCCGGCGTGCGGCCTTCTTGGCCTTCTTCCGGCTGGCCAATGGACGCTTGGCCAAATGCTTCTTGCCAACGGATCGAGTGCTGAGGTCCGCACTAGCGGCCTTGGCAGACTGCACTGGAATCAGCCAGACACGCTGGCCGAAACGGCGAGCGCCCAGCAGCTTGCCCTCGCCAAGGAGATGGCGAACCCAGCCCTGGCTACAACCCATCACCTCAACGGCTTCCGATACGGTGAGGTATTCGCCGCCGTCAATCTTCTGTGGCATCGCAACCATGTCCCAATACTACAGGCCATCGCTAGTTGGTCAAACTGTCCACCAGCCCAAACTGTCCAACCATGGCAACCGGCACGCTCCGAAGAATCGGAACGGCCGGCTGCCGATAGTTGAGTGCTGTACGAAAGTATGAGTGGAGGCGAGGGGAGTCGTCACTTTGTACAGATAAAAAAATGCTGTACGGTGAACTTCTGTACACTAAGCAAAAAAGGGAGAAGACCATGGAACCGATGACGCTGGCGGAACTGTTTGAACGATATGCAGACTTGCGAAACCTCAACCCAAAAACTGTGGCCCTCTACGGAATGCTTTTGGACCGTCTGCGTGCCCACCTGGGGCACGAGCCCACGGTGAACGACCTAGATGACCTTGTGATCAGTCGCTACCTCAGAGCCCGTGCTACGCAGTCCTGGGCGGGAAAGACTGTGCGGCCGGCATCGGTGCAGAAGGACAAAGTGATGCTGGCTTCTGTGTGGAGCCTGGCTGCCCGTAAGCGGTGGGCTCAGGACTTTCCAGAGCTTCCACGCATCAAGGTTTCCAAGAGCATCCCCACGGGCCGGGCCTACACGTCGGAAGACGTGGCGCAGATGATCCGGCAGGCTCGGCACCGGCGCGGACGCACGGGTGGCAAGCTTTCCTGCTGGTGGTGGTCAACGCTGATCTACATGGCGTACTGCACCGGGGAACGGGCAACGGCCCTGCTTTCGCTGCGGTGGGGCGAGCTAGACCTAGAGCGTCGGCGGGTTGTGTTCAAGGGGGAAACGCGGAAGGGAAGCACGCACGACATCGAACGAGACTTCACCGAGCAGCTGTCGGCCATGATGCTGCCGCAGCGGGGCCAGCCGGATGAACTGGTGTGGCACTGGGATCGTGCTCGAGGTTCGCTTTGGACTTCCTTGAAACTGCTCTGCAGGCTCGCTGGCGTGCGTTACAGGGGCTTTCACGGGCTTAGGCGTACTCGGGCCTCCTACGCTGCCCTGGCCGGCGGAACGGCCGCAGCCACGCAGGTACTTGACCACAGCGACCCACGCCTGCAGGAAAGGTATGTCGATAGCCAGATTTGCCCCACCGAGCAGAGCAGCGTCGATTGCCTGCCGCCACTGGATCTCAACGAGCCAAGGTAGGATATTTCTTTGCCGTGCGGAGTGGTGCAAGTTGGTCTTCAGGCGGCCGTAATCACCCGGTGCCTATGGCCAGCGCGGAAGTAGCATCCTGAGAAAATCGGGGGATGCGGGTGCAAATCCCGCCTCCGCAGCGGCTTTTGCATGACAGGCACAGGGCGAGCGACGCGGGGAAAGGGTAAAAACCCGCGCCGCTCAAGCCCTGGCCTAGGTCATTGGTAAGAAAAAGGGGGCTCTTTTTCTGACATGGCTTTTGCAACCGCCAGCAGCTGCCACTCGGCTTTGAGACGGCGAATCTCGGCCAGCGTGTGCATCAGCCTGGCCGCAAGATCGCCGCTGGTTCCGGTCCATGCTCCCTGGAATCGACGCGCGGCCTGCTCGCACTCCAGCAGGTAGGCGTCGGTCAGCGGCTCACGCTGCGACAGGATGTAGGCGTCACCCATGCGGCTCACTTCTTGCCCTCATCAAAAAGCACGATTGCCAGCAGGCTATACGCCGCGAGATCCAGCAGCGTGTCACGCACGCCCTCGTGGACGAGCCGGCCCGTCTTGCAGAACGTCTTCAGCCGCTGCACCTTGTCGGCCACCCTGACGAGACAGCCACGCCAAGGCTCGATGCCTACGAACTCAGCGCCCTGGCGGATGTTGGCTAGCGGGTCGCTCTCGCTTCCGTAGTCCTGCGATTTGCTCAGGTGCAGCTGCCGCAACTCCTCGAGCAGTTCAAGAAACGGCAGCGATCCGGGCCGCTCGTTGCTGCTTTCAAACTCTGCAAACTCGTCTCTTGCGGCAACCCAGTCTCTGGATGCTTTCATCGTCTCGCCGTCATAGCCGAGCGTGACGTGTTGCAATTCCTCTGCCGCCGCAACTTCTGGCATAGGTTCCGTAACAGCCGGCGACACGTCGTACCAGTCCTCCAGCGGCTTGCCTGCGGCCTGGGCCTCGCGGCGGATCTGCACGGCAGCACGCAGCAACTCGTTGGCGTCTTCAATCGTGGTCGTCATTGTCGTCCCTTGGTGAATCGTGGAATGATGCCCGCAGTTCCGTATGGTCTACATTCCACCGCAAGAGCATCCACCAACCGCCAAGAGGTCGAGCCGACATTCCCTTCTCAACAGCCCATCCATCGGTCAGGCATTCCTGCTTGTAGGCCGCACTTCGCACCAAGTGGATAGGCCGCACCCGCACGAGCCCCGTAGGCGAGAGCCGCTGCCGGCTGGCCTCAATCAGCGTCCGCTGATGGACGTGACCGGCGTGAACGCAGTCTGCGTCAACGTCCACCAGGTACCGCGAGTAATCGATAACGCCTCGCGTCACCGGGCCACCGCCACCGTAGCCGTGGTGGTACCACAATCGGTACATAGCTGTGCTTGTCTTGCTGGCCCTGGCCCGAAACATCACCCATCCAGAGTAGCCAGCGGCCCTGCACTTGCTGCCTCGCACTCGCAGCTGCTCAACGAGCCTGGTGGTCAGGCATGTCTCCATGCGTTTCCTGACGGCTGTCTCGTGGTTGCCGGGCGTGATCAGCGCCATCTGCTCGCGGTACGGCTCGAGGTACTCGGCGCACTGCGTCACGATGTCATCGTAGTAGTTGCCCTTCTGGAACTCTGGCCTAACGTCCCACTTGCCATTGGATCGCGGGTCGTACTTGCCGCCCATCGCGTCAAAGTGGTCGCCAATAGAAAGCACTGCGGCGTTGAGTTCGCGAGCTTTCGTCAGATCCGCAGACAACTTCTCGCGGTTGCACTTCACAGAGTCCCAGTGCCAATCGCTAGAGAGCAGCACCCACAGGCGGGTTTGGAAGTCGATGCGTGTGACGCTGCCATCAAGGCTTGTGACGTTCCAGGCGTCGCTCGCGTTCTTGCGGCGGAAGGTGCCAGCACTACGGCCCATCGTTCACCTCCGTGTAGCCAAGCATCGTGAGCACCCGCCGCTGCACACGGGCAGCCTCGGTGATCGCCTCTTCGCTGATGTTGGGGCCAAGGCTCGCGTGAAGCAGCTCGTGCAGGATCGTCTCGAGCCGAGCACCGCCGCGTAGCTTTTCGTCAATGAGAATGCGGGGACGCTTGGCGTTGTCAAAGAACGTCCAGCCGCATGCGTCACCCTTCAACTTGGTGAAGCGAAGCAACCACCGCTTGCCGTCAATCGTGACGTGGTGATCATCTGCCACGGCTCGCCCTTTCACGCACCACCGTAGCGGGGGCGTCAACCAATGCCGATGCGGCGGCCTAGTTCGTTCAGCTGCTCCTGACGCTTGCTGCATCCGCAGTCGCCGCCAGCCAGCGCAGAGACACGCTCTTTGGTGATGCCGATTGCGGAGAGCCCGGCGGCAATCATGTCACCTAGGCCAGCCTTTGGCGTTTCTAACACGCCAGCGTGACACAGGTCGGTCAGCATTTTGTTTGCTGACTCGCGCAGTGATCCGTGATGCCTGTAGCCGTCCTTTGCCACTCTGGGATACGAAGGGTGGTCAACGTCTACCTCAAACACGCCGCCGCCCAAGTAATTGGTGAGGCAAGGGCGAATCTCGTCTAGTGTGTACCCACGCTGGACGGCACGAAAGCACACATCAAAAACGCGAAGTTTCATGGCGCACCAAGAACGGTAAGTTCTGGAGTGCTGTACTTACACGGGTTAAAGTTTCCAGTTCCGCCGCATGTGTCATCAGTGGTGAAAGCAATCAAATCCATAGAAATGTCTGGTTCGCTGCCGTCGTAGCATTGCGACAAATAACAATCATACAACTCACTGTTCGTAATATTTTCCCGGCCAAAGAAGCCCCCAGAGCCATCAGACTGGTAGCCAACTCCTATAGTTTCGGCGGTCACGTAAAAATGCTGCTTGTACCCGCATTGTGAATTGGGGTTGCCAGGAAAGATGTATACACTGATGGTTTTGCTGGTGGCTTGCGTGTAACTAGCAATTCCTTCTCCGTATCTGCCGGTTGTGTCACAAACGTAAAAGTCTACGTTTGCTGTGGCGTAGTACGTGTCCACGCCGCCTTGAATCACGCGCTCAGCAGTCAGGCCGCACCATTCAAAAACAAGAGAAATAGTTGGTGTGGGGTCAGGCACCGGAAACTGGCTGCCAGTGCATTCTTCGCCTGCGGCAAGCACGCGAAACCCAGTCTCATCGCAGCAGCACTGCGGCGGCGGGGGCGGCGGCGGGTAACAGCAGCACCCTGCGCTGGTGCCTAATGTTCCAGCCTTATTTAGTAGGTTGCCGTTTTGCACGTACAGCGGCATGGCTACCTCACGCGGTGGCGCACGTTGCGACGGAGACGGAGAACGTCACGGTAGAAGACGTGGACACGGCCGCAAACGGAAGCGTGTCAAACCGCAGAGAAGTGGTCGTGAGCGTCGCCGCCGTTGCAGCGTAGGCCACGTCCCACTGCCAGTTGATCAACCGCCAAGCGGTGCCCTCTCGCCCAATGACGCAGTTCCGAGTGCCAGCACTGGGCAGATTCATCAAGTCGTTGGTGGCGTTTGCCGTCCCCGTCATGTACTTGTACGTGACGTTCTTCACGCCGCCGATAGACCACGAGCCGGTAAACGTGGCGGTGCGAAACAAAGCGACGCCGCCGAACTGCGGGTGGTCAAACGTGAGCCCCGGCTGGTTCCGGTCCCCGCCCTCGACGGTGCGTACTGCCTTGGCGATCCTCTGGGCCGCACCTCGAGAGAAAGTCACAAACGACTTGCCAGCCGCCTGCCCTGCGCCGTTGCTTGCTCCCTGCTCAGACACGCTCAGCCCTCAACGATGCTGACCACCAGCTGCGTGCCGGTTAGGTTGCTTTGAGCCGCGTAGCTGCCCGCAGCCAGACGCCCTACGGCAGCCTCGCCGCCTCTTAGAGACACGCAGGGCACAAGAGCCCCTGCGGATAGCTGGCCGAAAGAAACGGTTGCCGTGGAAACGGTGGACAGGTTGCGAGCGAAGAAGAGGCCCACGCTGCTCATCGTGGCCGTGGTGATCGCCACCGTGCCGGCAGCGTTGGTTCCCGGCGTGAGCGTCAGCGTGTTGATGCCGCTGGCCGACATGTCGGCAGTAACGCCAGACGCCACCAGGGCTTGGTTGAGATTGCCACGGGCAACCTGGGCGTTGATGTTCCACGTTAAGTCAGGCATGGCTGCTCCTACTGCTGTGTGGGTGTGCCGAAATACTGCTGGAAGTTGACGGCCTTATGCACGCGGCGAACCAAGACGGTGGGGGCACCTGTGGAAATGGCACCACCCGTCGTAAGCGGTTGCGGATTGCTAGACGGCACTTTGTCGCCGCTGTCGGTGTCGATGACGTAAGCCCGTTTCTTGGTGCCGCCGTCCAAGTAGTTCCACCCGACGTTGGGCAGCTGCAGCGGCCACCCGTCAGGGCGATACTCCAGCGTCACCTCAACTTGCCAGTAGCGAATCTCGGACTCATTCACGACCTCGACGGCCGGGTTGGCCGCGATGCCGCTGCACTTCCACGTATAGGCAGCACCGCCGAGATAGGCAGACGAGTTCACTGAGTTCGTCACCGTCGTGGCCAGCCCGTAGTCAAACGTGGCACGGTTGCCGCTAATGGACGCCTGCAGCGTCGAAATATCCGTCTGCACGCCCTCAAAGAAGTCTCGAGCAGAGTTCTGAAGCGGTGCGAGCGTGTCGCCCTCGTAGTAGTAGAGCGCCGGCACTTGCAGGCCGCCTGTGCTCCATTTCCAGATGTCTGCTCGAGCTAGCGGGTTGGGATCTACATTCGCCTGCTTCGGCAGTTCGTAGTCCCACGTCACCTCGTAGTGCCAGCGTGAGCCGTTGTAGTTGCTCACCGACACGTTCATCGCCCGGCAGTACGACGCCTCTGGGTGTGGACTCAGAAACGACACGCCAGGGGCGTTGGCAATCGTTGTCTGCTGCGTTGTCGGGTCATCTACCTCAACGACGAACTTGCGTTGAAAAGTAGGCGCTTCGCCAAACTTCCGCGAAGCGGCGACAGTGGCAAGCTCGGTGTAGGAAAGGATTCCCATTAGGCGGCAGCCCCCAAGATGTCTACCTTTTCCTGCTGCAACGCCCGAAGCTCGCCACGGATCTCGTCCAACTTTTGCGTCTGCTTGCGGTACTCAGCAATGGCTGGATCTTCGCGGCCCGTGGCCAGGGCTAGGAACTGGGCCATGCCCTCGCTAGAGCGAACGTCGTTGGCCTTCAAGGCTTCGTTGGACTTGCCGCCGAGAGCGGCGGCACGCTCGGCAGTGATGGCGTCAATGTCGCCTTGCTTGGCGGCCATCTTTTCGTCAACAGCGGCGGCTTCCTTGGCGATCCGCTCCTTTTCTTTGGCGGCCTCTTCAGCGGCACGCTCGGCTTCTTTGGCTGCCCTCTCCTGCTCTCGGGCAGAATCCTCTGCTGCCTTCTTTTCTGCGGACTGCCTGTCTTCTATCCCCTTGATCTGTTCGTTGTAGATTTGTCGTCGCTTCTCAGCCTCACGGTTGTACGTTTCTTCGTTGATAAGTCCGTTTTCCAGTTGAGCATTCAAGTCAGTGAGCCCAGATTGATATTCCTGAGCCGCTGCCCTGCCAGCCTCGCCAAACTGCTCAGCCGCCTTGGTCGCCTCAAAAAACTGATCCGTCTGGCGAGTCATCGCCCGCTGCTGACGCTGTTCGTCATCAGCATCTTGCTTGGCTAATGCCTCAGCAGCTCTTTGCCGCTCCTTGAGAGCACCATCGTCTGCCGTGGCTGCGGCGGCCTCTGCTCCCTTTGCTGTCTGTTGCGCTGGCTTTTCACCGCTTGCAAACGCCCGGCCGATGATCGGCACTTTGGACATGTAGGCGTAAAAGTCTTTGATCTTCTGGCTGGCCCAATCAATCTGCTCACCGATGTATCCGAAAGCCACATTCATGCCGCTGCGGATGGCTTCAACGACGTTCGTCAACCCGACGATGAACGGCGACAGAAACGTGTGAACAACGGCCCCGGCGACTTTGAGTACGACGCCAAGGGCTTCAGCCATGACGCCCACAAACTTCAGGACGCCTTCCACGAGCGTGCCGATGAGCGTGAATACTGGAGCGATTACCTGAGCGATTGGCGACAGAATCGACGTGACGCCCTCAACCACGCCGCTGATGCCGTCCGTGAAGCCAGCAAGCCCAGACTGAATCGCAGCGAACGCACCAACAAAAGGCGTCACGAACACGTCGGCCAGCCCGGCAAAAGCACTCTCGGAACGCTCGCCGGCAGCAGTCGCCTCCTCCATCGCAAAGGCAAGGTTGTCCACCTGCTGGGCCTGCACCTGGCCGAGCTCTGCGTTCAGCTGTTCAAGTGCGACGGTTCCGGCAGTGATTCCTGCGGCCATCTCAAAGGCCCGGTCTTTGGCATTCAAGAACGCCTTGCCAAGATTCACCGCAAGCAATGCGCCGCCGATGAGCGGGTTGCTCAGCCCGAGCACAGCAGCTGCGGCAGTGCCTGCGGCACCGCCGCCGAGGGCCAGGCCGATGCCAAGAGCTTTGGCTGCCAGGATCATAGTGCGGGCAGCCATGGCACCCTTAAGGGCACCGATGGCAAAATCCTTCAGCCCTGCTGGATTGCGGATGGCACTAAACAGTTTCCACTGGACGTAGGTGTAGGCAATGTCTTTGCCAAACGCGATAACGCTGACGCCCGCATCCGCCACGCTCTTGGTGGCGTCACCGATTCCAGCAATCGCGCCGCTGAGTCCGTTCACGACTCGTTCAGTGACGCTGGCCGCTCGTGCCATATCGTCGGCACTCGAGGTGGCCGCTTTTAGTTCTGCGTCAGCCTTAGCAACAGCCCTGCCGTAGACTTCTTGCGACAGGATGCCTTTCTGCATCATCGCGTCGAGCCTGCCGATCGTGTCGGCGTACTTCTCGGTAGGCGTCCTGAGTTCCGCCGTGATCTTTGCGGCTTGACGAAACTCGGCCGCCGTGGCTTTGGCGCTGGCCCCTACCTTGGACAACTCGCGGTCTGCCTGCGCAACGCCAGCTGCTACGCCATCGGCGTTCGCACTCAGCTGAAAGGCTAGGTCAAGTTTGGCCATTGGGTTGCGGTCTTAGCTTTCCAAGCTCTGCGGCAATCTCGGCACCTGTCATCGGCGGCCGACGAATCGGCATGAAGTCTTCGGGCTTTGGTGTCCTGCCTTTGACGTGCGGGGCAATCGTCAACGCCGCAAGTGTTCCAGTCTGTTCCCACTCTCTTCCGAATGGTTCCACGTACCTGTCAAACGCCATCCACTCCCGCAGCAATGTCACCGGCAGTGCGTTGATGTATTCCCACGTCCAACCAGTCGCTAACGCCAAACGAAACAGGAATGCCCGGTCTGGCCGGGCTCTCAGTTTTTTGCCAGTTCCTCAATCGACTCATCGGAAAGGTTGTTGTGCTCCATGGCGGCCTGCCAGACGCGATTCACTACTCGAGCAGACTTAGACGCCAGGCGGGCCACGTCGCCGTTGTCGAACAGCCGGTTGCCTTTTTCGTCGACAAGGCACCGCACCAGAAACTTGGAGCGGAAATCGTCCACGCCCGTTTCCTTCTTTCGCATCCATTCGTTTTCGTAGGCGTCTCGCTCGCCCACGCTCATCACGCGGATGAACACGTCACCGCCCCACTCGGGCACAGTGAGCTTCAGCATGCCGAGATCGTCAGCGGCCAGAATCTGGTCTTTCGTGAGGGATGGCATATCTACTCCGTGATCTTGAACACTGCGGTCCATTCCTGCAGTTCACCAACGCTAGCATTCCAGGCAAGTGATTGAAGGATGGACTTGCCAGACGAGAACGACGCGCCGGGCGCTGTGATTGAGAATGCGCCAGTGGTTGTGACGTACGACGTGTTCATAAACGTCGTTGTGCCACGACACCGGACGGTGACGGTGCCATAGTCGCCGTCTGCGGATCTAAAACGCTTGTCACGCCCTTGGTAGCTCTTGGGCGTTACTTCAACAACGTCCGCAGACACGCCATCAACGGAGATGGAAACCACCTCAGAGAGCGCAGTGCTTCTCCAAGTGACAGTCGTGCCCTGAGCGACATTCGCCACGACGGCCTCCCGTCGTTACGACTGCACTTTGAAGGTGTAGCTGGTCTTGACGAGCTCGCCCACTGCGTAAGAAACGCTCACGGAAGAAACGGTCGCGGTGTAGCTTGCGGAAGCAAAACTGAGCGCCCCGCTAGATCCAATCGTCACCGTCGAGTTGGTGGCCGCGAAGCACTCAATGCTGATCTCGTCATCTCGCAGGGCAGGCGTCTGGTACAAGCGATTCTTGCCGCTGGCAACGCCCAGGTGCGTGAAGTCTAGGAGATCGCCGCCGGGCGTGACGCTGACGCTGGTGACGGTGTAGGTGGAACCGGCAAAGACAAAGTTGCTGCCCTGCGAATCGGCTGGCATCGTGGCCTCTCCTAGTGAGTTGCGGGCGGCAAAGCCCTACTCACAAACTAGGCCACGACGGGGCAACCCTTGCAGTTACTCCACGCCGTCTATGGCATTCTGCATGACGGCTTCAAGGTTGGCTTGAAGTGTTGCCTTCATGGCTGCCTTGTTCTGGTAATACGCGAGCCACGCAAACCGGCGGGCCACAACTTTGCCACGGCCTGTACGAGGGGGCGTGCCAAGTTCCAGATACGGGCTGTGCGGGGCCACGCCAGACTTGTAGCCAACAAGCCCCACAACCGTCAGGCGGGCCTTGCCGCCATACTTCCGCACCACAGTTCCAGGCGATGCACGAAGCCTGCCAGTGCGAGCCTTGACCTCTGAGACGTTCTTGCGAAGAGCCCACAGGGCGGGCTGCAGTGCGTGTTCTACGGCCTCCACTACCTCGGACGGCTCAACTTGAAACGCATCAGCCAACGCCTTCTCTTTGAGCCAGCGGGCATCCTTCTGAGTCGTGTTGATCTTGAACGTGACTTGGCGGGCCATCATGTCGCCTCATTGATGCGAAACTCAAACGACTGCTGCACTGAGTAGTACGGCAGCATCTGGTCATCGGCTGGCAAGTCCACGCCGTCAGCCTCGCTCTGCAGCGTGCTCCGCTGTATAGTCACGCCGGCCGTCGTGCCCGTCCACCCGTCCACCGCCAGGCGTACCGCTCGAGCAATCGACTTCACCGACGTGTACGACGTGCCGTAGGTGGTCAGCTGCAGCGTCACCACGGGGTTGCCGACGTTGCCGGCGAGCGACTGCGGACGCTCAACGGCGGTGCGTTGATACACAACCAGCGGCAGCGGCGTGCCCTGCGGGGCAATGAGCGGATACACCCGCGAGCCAATGAGCGACGATACGGCCGTCTGGCTCGTCAGGCGGGCGTACAGGAACGCTTCTGGTGCTTCGGGCAGGCTCATGGCGTGTTCCTTATGCCACCGTTACCGGATCTGAAAGCGGCCCGTCGCCAACGGCGTTTACGGCGCGGACTTGCATTACGGACCCG